TGTGGTTATGGTCATGCTTACTCCGTTTTACGGCGGCGTTTTAATTCGTTTACAGGCGCAGCCTCAACCACCGGCGCGTCTAAATTGTACACTTCCCACCCGTTTTGAACATCAGCTTCGGCTTCAATTTCCATCGTAGCGACTTTAGTGCCGTGGATTGGGTGTCTAAGATAAATTTGCATTCAGAATCCTTGTGCGAGGGGCGAGGATCACCCGCCCCTCTTTGCATTAACCTGCGACGCGCAAGGCGACGTAGGTATTCTCAGCGGTCTTGCGAACACGCCAATTGCAAGAAGTGTTTGCCGAAACAGCAGCAGTACCAACCAAAGTCACGCCGGTGTTAGCCGTAACTGTGGCAGCGTTTGTGCCACCAATGTTGATAATGAAAAAGTCAAAACAGCTATTGACTTTCATGCTTGGGAAAGCAGCTTCTAGTGCTGTGCCCAAAGGCATTGTTAAGGCAGCAGCAGCACCGTTATAGGTGATGATACCGGTTGCCAACTCAGCAGCAGTCAGAGTGGCTGCGGCTGTTTTAGCTGTAGGAGTCACTTGTGTGACCATGTTAATTTCGGTTTCGTTGCCATCGCCTAATTGATAGCCACCTGCGCCGTTTGGAAGAACTGGCATGATGAATTTCCTTTAAAAAGTTGAGAAGAGGGGGCTTACGCCCCCACTCTGTTTAGCCCCACAAACGAACGGCGGTGACCGGACGGATTGCGTTAAAGCCGTACAAGACGTCCACACGGCAAGGCATACGGTCGTTGTTGATGTCGTACTGACGCACGATACGCAACGAAATACCGTTATGCACTTGGCGCGAAGCCATGTCCACACCCTGTGGCAACAACAAGTCAGCGGTAGCCAACGTGATCGCATCTTTGTGATAGATCAAGTTTTGTGGGTACGCTGTGTTTGAACCACCCAAGAACGTCAACGCGGCGCTAGCGGCGGGGAACGAATTCACAGTAGCCAAAGCGTTAGTTGAAGTGAAGATTGGTGGTTGAACTTGCAGAGTTGCTGTAGTTGTTGACGAAACAGTTACGTCAGCAGTTACGACAAATTGCTGCAAAGCACCAGTTGTCTGACGGGTTTGTGGGTTGACTGCAAACACGTTGGCAATGGTGAACACATCACCGATCTTGAACGTGGGTGAGCCGCTAGTGAAGCTGATGTCAATTGATGTTGCACCTTGGGTAGACACAGCAGTTGCCACGATTGGGGCAGTTGGTGTGACACCGGTTGTGTGCTGAACAATCGACTGCGACATATTGATCTCGTCTAAGCCCAATACGCCTTCGCCCATCATACCGTTTTTGAACTGACGGCTGATAGTACCAGTTGGGTTAAACAGACCTTTCAGGCCCTCGACCAAACCGGCGTTGGCGGCTGGGTTAACAGTCGCATAACGTGGGTTCATGGGTGTGGCAAACTCATTCAACTTCTGTTGTGCTTGGAGCAGAACTAGCGAGGTTGAAGGAGTTGAACCAGGTGTGCCCACCGAGTTGTAAATGCCTTTGTAGGCGGTTGCCACGTCAGCGTCAACGCTTGATGCCAATTGTGAAACGCGAGGCTTGAGAACGCGTTCTGCGAAGTCATCCAACTGCATGGTGAGTTCGGCAGAGGTAAAGTTCACGCCAATGTGTTTTTGGCTTGAAACAGTCAAAGTTGTGAACTGTTCGTTGTCGTCTTGCACTTGCAAGGCGGCACCGTCAGTTACCAACGCGCGGTCGGGTAAACGAATACGCAGGGTTGAACCGATTTTTGCGCCTTCAACGGCGAATGAATCGTCGTACTGACGATTGACGTTGCGACTGATCACCAAGTTGTTCTCGAGGATTTCGAGGGATTTACGGGTGATCATGTCAATGGTTAGAATGCTATTTGCCATGATAATTCCTAAAATAAGTTAGCGGAGGGTACGCGCTTCGTGCTTCTTTATCTGTCGCAATCTTTCTGCCTCAATCCACTCGGAAGTAGACATTGACTTAATAGAGCGTGGATCAGTCGTATCGTAAGCCGGCGAACCGGATGACCGTGCTGATACAGGTGAAATAGGCGCTGGTGCGTTGGACGTCTTTTTGACCGGTGGGTTTGCGGCTAACTGAGCCTCAATCTTCCCGATCTCTTTGGCTTGCATGATAGGCGAAAGACGTGAAATCCGTTCCGCTTCTCGGGGGTTTGCACCTAAGTGATAAGCCACTTCGGGGCCATTGTCCGAGGCCTGAATGGTTTGGGCCATCACGGTAGTAATCGGCAGATTCGGGTTGTATGCGACTTGTTCAAAGTCCTCATACTTCGCACGAACTTCCTCTTCCTTGTCGTGATAAGTTTCGAGTATTTCAGCTTGTTGCTTACGCTGCTCGCGCTCGGCTAGTTTTTGCTCCGCACGTTGTTCTGCCAAGGCTTCGACATAATCTTCGTTTGAGGCAAACTGCTCGGGCGTGACCGGTGCTTGAGGCGCAACAGGTTGAACTGCTCTTTCCCTTTCCCACTTTCGCTGCTCGCGTGCGAGCCGCTTACCGATGGCTGCGTCTAATTCCTCTTGTGAAAAGGTTTTAGGTGCTGCTTCGGGTACTTCCGGCGCAGATACTTCAACAACCGGTTCTGCCGTAACTTCCGGTGCTGGCGCGGGTACTTCCGCTGAACTTACTTCTTCTGACATTTGTAACTCCGAGGAGTCCTGGTGGATCGCACCAGTACGATAATTATATGGTAAATCTTAGGCAACGCCTAGGCTTCTGCCTTGTTCGTATAAATTTGTTCCATCTGAACGAAACACAAAATAATCTTTTGCACTTGCAGCGGTGGATAAAGTCGGTGCAGTACCGCCCGTCCACTTGAAAACTGCGTTCCATGTAATCGTGTTGCTGCCACCGTTTTGGATAACGGCTAACGCATAGAACGCACCATTAACCAAACCGGTAGGCGCACCCATTGTGCGGTTAGTGCTGACAAAGGTAAACGTAGCCGTTTGAGCGGTATTAGCCGCCCAAGCAATCGTGGCTGCATCAGTTAATGTGGCATTGCCAAAATACTGTTGCGCGGTGAAATTGGTTGATGTACCAGGTGCAACAAAGTCCGTACCAGCGGTTGCTGCCAACAAAGCAGTACCGTTGCCTTTAAGCACTCCAGTAATAGATGTGGTCAAGGTCAAAGCAGGGGTTACGCCGCCGCTTGAGGTGCCCGCAAATCCGTTTGCCGATGCAACTGACACCGCAGAGGTTACGCCTGTCACGCCGCTAATGCTACCACCCGTAATGGCGACAGTATTGGCGTCTTGCGTTGACATCGTACCCAAACCGCTGATGCTAGTGTTGGGGATTGTCAGGCTTGCCGAGGCAGGGTTTGCACCGTTGCCAAACATATAGCCGACCAAGTTCGATGCGCCCGTGCCGCCATAGGTAGCGTTTAGCAAGCCGCCAAGGGTTAGCGTACCGCTAGAGGTGATCGGGCCACCGGTCAGCGTCAACCCTGTTGAGCCGCCCGAGCCGTTGACCGAGGTAACCGTACCTGTGCCGGTTAGATATTGCCAAGTAGGCGTTGTCGTGCCGCTAGAGGTTAGGACTTGGTTAAGAAGACCAACTGTAGTGGGTACAGGTAAGATGCCGGTAGCCGCAGGAACAACAATAGTGTTATCCGCTGCACTATCTGCGGCGTCTAGAATAGTCTTACCGCCGGATAACGCTTCAAATATTGCGCGGCTCATGGCAACCCTTTATTCGTAAATGACAGTTGCAGCAACCGTACCACCAAGCACCACGTTTAGCCCTTGGTTAAAAAATGCCCCGTCTAAAGAGCCAAAAGGGTAAAAGGTAGCCGCAACTGGCGTAAACACGCCAACCATTGTGGTGGCGGTGCCGGTCTGCACGTCATAAATAGTAATTGTAGGCGTGGAAGACGCTGAACTTACAAAGATGCCCCTGAGTTTGCCAGCACCGACTTTGATCTGTTTAGACGCCGTGATGTAGGTGTAATTTGCCATGATATGCCTTACGAAAGGAACTTCAATTTGTATAGGGTGGAGAGATAAAGTTCAATAATCCCGTCGATCAAATTCTGCAAAGGTGAGTCATCTTTATCGCACACTTTGTAACGACATTCCTCAATTTCTTTTAATTGCGACTCTAAAAACTCTGTCACGTTAGACGTTGTTTT